CATCTGTATTCAAACATTATCGTGTCCTTCCTTGGCCTCTGTATTTTTTGTGGCTTCTTCTTTTGTGCTTATTCATTTTTGCAAGAGACGGTTTACCTCCAATAGAGGTTTTGTTGTAAGTAGGTTCCCATGCGCTAGTCTGTACCAGTTTCGCCATCTTCACTCCTTCCATTTACAAGTTTCTGTAGTTCAGCGGTACTTCCAACGAACAATGCGTTTGTCACATTCTTCGGTGCTTCTTTTTCTTCAGTCTTTTTTAGGTCTTTGACTTTCTTCTGTATATCTAGTAGGTCTTTATTTGCGTCTACTAAAGTCTTTGTGAGTTGAGACACAACCTCAAATGCTCTTGGATGCTCACTTGCTTTTGCAAGTTCGATAAGAGTATCAAGTGCTTCTGTACCTTTTTCGATTACGCCATAGAGATTTTCTCTAGCATATTTGTAGTCTGAATCTATTTCTTGAGTGTCGGTTTTAGCGAGATCAGCCAGGATATCTTTATCTCTTTCCATAATCTCTTCCATTATCTCAAACTGACTTTCAACATTTAATGCTTTATCTAGTCCGTCAGCTACATTGTTTTTCATATCATCTTATAACCGTTGAGAAGTTATTCCCTGTAAAGAAGTTTTCAGTATCAAAAGCAAATCCGTAAGTAGAGTTGGCGCTGATAGTGCTTCTATCTACACTTGCTGATGAGTTAGCAGTAGGAGACCCATTTGCAAGAAGGCCTGGTGTTAGAGTAATTCTGTCTGCTTCAAAAGCTGAAGTATTTGCTGATGGTTCAATATGGAAATCAACAAGCGTTCTTGTGATAAGTCCTTTGTTTGTAACAGGTCCGTAGATGTAGCCTTTGACTGTAAAGTTGAAGGTGTATATGATTGCTCTACGAGTTTGAAAGTCTGCTTCGTATGTGTCTTCTAATGACATACCTGTAAGAACTGTAGGAACATCTACATAGATACCAAGTGACGGAACAATCTTTACAGAGTTTGTCCACTCAGGTCTGAAATATGGTAGTATCTGTTCTACAACTTGAACCGCATCTTCATTATTTGCAAACATACCATAAAGAGATATGTCGATATTGTATGGTGCTGGTGCCCAGCCAGAACGCAAAGAGTTGTTACCAGAACCGATTGATGTGATACGATTCTGTTTGTTCATCTGTCTTGTTGAATCGTAAGAGAAACCTGTGATTTCAAAAGCAAGTCTAGGTAAAACAACTGCCACTTCTCTAATAATATCTGGATTCTGTCTTAAACGAGCAAGATATTTTTCTTTTGGACCATACGCAATAGGAACTCTCAGAGTTTGAATAGCAGTTCCAGCACTGTTGTAGCGAACTACATCAATGTCATTGAACATATTACCAAACATGATAATATATTTACGAATAGCACTGTGATAATCAAACTGACCAAACATTACCAGTCACTCCCTTCACTGAATGGATTCTGTTCAGAGAAATCGAGAAATGCTCCAAGAGAACCAGATGATGTTGTCTCTGTTTGAATATACTGATTGTTTGCTGTTGTGCTGATACTATCAACTCTATAATCTTCAGTAATCAATGTGCCGCCTTGTTCAAATACAAGAATGTTTCCACTCTCATCAAGTAACTGGAAGTTCTGCATGATTGAAGAGTGTGTATCTTGAATTGCATCAATCTCTGGTATGCCTGTATCAATCTCTTCATGTGAATACTCAAAGAGTTCACATTTCAGATCATACATCTGTAGTTCACCCATCTGATAGAATACAGATTCATCTTCTACAAACTTAATCTCAAACAAACCGCCTGTCAGAGGGAAATAAATCAAATCGCCCTCTAAAGGTCGAGTAGCATTGTTACCATCTTCTTTTTGAGTGAGTTGATCTAGTAAAACTTCATCATGAAATCTTCTACTAGAAATAGTGAATGTCATTTCATCACGAATCTCTACATTAAACTTCGATAAGAAGTCACCTTCTCCTTCAAAGCCTTCAACATTTTTGATATACATTTCAAGTTCAAAGTAGTTATCAAACTTCGACAACACATCCTCTCCAAAGAGATAATCTTCTTTGACGAGTGTTCTTGGAATGTAATAACAGTCATAACCATATATCTTGATAGACTCAATAATCAAGTCTTCAAGTAGATTCTGCTGACCAAAATGTTCATAGTTATTAAAGTAGAGATTGGTTGCCATCAGTCATTTATCCAATCATGTCCATAACAGGCATAGAGAACTTAGATATAATCTCTTCTTCTAGCCTTTTGATTTCTTCGTCTGCTTCTGACCAGATTGTTTGACCGTTGAATGTAAGACCGCCAGGAAGTTGCATACCTTCAAACTTCTTGAGGTTCTCACCCCATTGACGCTTGAAGAGTTGTGTACAATATTGTCTGAGCCAGTAGTCGCCCCATACTTGTGTGTAAGTATCAGGATCAATGACACGATATGCTTCGATAATGAGATACTCGCCGGCTGTTACTCTTGCTGACCAGTCCATATCGATGTATAGTCTATCCATGTGACGAGAAAAGCGTAGTGGTTGTTTACCTACAAAGATTTCTTCCATAAGAGCAATACGCTCCATAGAAGAGACATAGTTTTGAAACTGAGAATGTGCCCAATCGTAGATTTCATTTAGAGTAATCTGATAACGCAAGTTGAATAGATTGTTTGCGTTTAGTCCAGTTCCTACAGGAAATAGATTTACAACACCTGTAATTGTAGTTGGAATCGAAATGTATTCATTTGTAATATCAGACGCAGAAACTTGATGCTTTAGAAAAGTTCTCTCTGTACCATCAAAATGATAGTCACGATAAAACTCTAAAGCATCATCAATTCTGTCTTGCATCTGATCTTCATCAATATTGATTTCGACCACTGGATGACCTAATCTGCGAAGGCAGTATTTTTTTAGTTCTGTTCTTGAGCGAGGATTAGCCATAGTAATAGTTCCAGACTTCTGTTATTTTCTATGACTATTTATAATAAATTATATTGTCTCTGGCCAATCAGCAATAGGTGCATTACCAGTTGGCACTCCATCTGCATCAACGGGTGTGTCAAACAGTGCTACGAAAGCGGTGTGGTCTGCCGCACCGTCAATGCTTGCTTCAATCGTGTTGCTTGCAGTACGCACAGCCGCACGATAAGTCGTTACGTCTGCTGGTACAGTATAGTCAGCAACCTCGTTGGCTTTGATTACCATCCAGTCTGTTGGCTGAAGCAAACCACCAGCCTGTTCTTTGATGGTAGCTTTCCACTGTGACTTGAGTCCAAGCGTTACGCCTTGCTCACCTGTCGTTGGGTCAATGATTGGGTCGTTGTTATCGTCTACCCAAAGAGTATCGCCAAGTTCTTTTGGTGTATTTGCATTCCACCAGAAGCGATTGTCAAACGGTGCTGGGTCATCTTCCCATACAAGACCAGCGGCGGCTTTGTCTTCGTCTGACCAAATCATCCAGTTGCGTGGATGTGTGACATCAAAGGTGTTGCCTTCTTCGTCTGTTGCCGTGCCAACCCAGCTTCTGCCAGCACGGATATATGTATCATTATATTTCCAAGCAATTATTTACTCCTTAACGTGCGTTGGCATATTTGAATGGTTGTTCGGCAAAAGCGAGATAAATATAATCTCCAGTATTAAATCCCGGAGAAGCATCTCTTGGTTTAAAGCCATTTGAAAGTAAATCAATTTTTAATGTAGTAGTTTCTGCATCTGAAGTATTTGCTCTAAGAAATGCTTCTGTGCCACCAGAATTATATGGTATTGTTTTGTTATTAAAAATATACCAATTATTTGAACTATCTATTCTTTTAATCATAATCCAAGCAGGTCGGAAGCCTGTGTAGACAAACGAACCATCACTTGAACTGTTACCTATGTATGCCCCAACTTTACTAAAACCATCTACTGAATGAAAACAGTAAGCCAGAAAATCCTCGCCACTTTGATTTTCAGCAGTGTTTGGACCTATATAAAAAACAGATGATGTCGGTGTAGTATCATTATATCTAGATTGGTCTTGCCTTCCAGAAGTTGCATTTAACCATACAACATGTGTAGGTGGAGCGTCAGGAGTAACATCTTTATGATAAACTTGATAGTCACTAGCCCTATCTCTATTTTTCAAGATAATCATTTCTGGCGCACTTAACAGTCCATGACCTACTGTAGCACCCGCTGTTGCATTACCAACGTATTTTACAATACTAAAACCTGCGTCTGTGTTTGCTGATACGGTTGATGTGATACTTCCATTAGTGTTGCTTACACCTGTGCCACCAGCTTTCCAGTTCCAAGATACAATTGAATCTCCATTTCTGTTAACTCCTGTATGACTTCCCAAAGTAAAACCATCAGAATCAAACGACAAAAGACCATTGCTCTGGTTTGTTTCAGCAGCATTAGTATTTGATATTAGTCGTCTTGTAGCTGTTCTAGCTGTATCATAAAAAGAATGTGACTCTGTAGATGACCTATTTTTTAACCAAACCAAATCTGGAGAAAAACCTACTCCAGTAACAGCATGGCTGGATGAACCATTACCTGTAAAAAGTAATGTATTAAAATAATCTGTTGCTACATCGTCCTGCGCTGGGTCAATCGCTGGGTCTGGCAGGTTGGCTGAACACAGTGCTAGGTAGCCTGATGGTGGTGTGTAGTAGAAATCACCTACGCCGTTTGCGTCTGTGTTGCCTTGCGCTGTCTTGTTGCCTACAAAACTACTGTCTTGCCCAAAGTTCCAAACAGAGCCTGAACCGTAGGTGTAGTACGAAAGCCAATGTGGTAAAAGGTCAACATCGTTTGTCCAAGCAAATGTTGGATTAGCACCTGTTGCTGGGTTTCCGGAGTTTGGGAAGACGCCATTTTCGGAAAACCACATCTTCCTGTTTTCCATATCAACAGCAACACCAAGAATGTTATTGTCCTCAATTCTACTCAAACCAGTGGTGACGGTGGTTATTGAACCGACACCTGTTGTGTTTGAATCAACGCCGCCAGTTCCACAATTTAATTGCATGGTTCTGTGTCTTGAACCGTAAGTTCCATTAGTATTAACACGGGTGTCTACAACAGCACCCACATATGGGTAGTTATCGCCAACATTCGGGTTGTCTATAAAGACTTCCCAGTACCATTTGCCTGTTCCTGCTGGCATACCAAAGGTACCGGCTATGCCGTGTGCGTCTGCGCTAGAGCCATTCCCCGTTTCCAAGTTTCCTTGCGTTAATG